TAACAATAATGTTATTATATTTGTAGTGTCAAAAAACAAAAGCAATATGGGAGAAAAACCGGTAAGTAAAGAACGGATAAAGTTAGAGAAGGATTTGCTGTTCTACCTTCGCTACTACAAAGAGCTACAGGACAGAGGGCATTATAAACAAGAGCTTGATTATCAAATCGAGTTATTAACTAAAAAGTTAAAGGAAATGTAAGTTGTCAACCGCCTCCCTTGAAAGACAGGGAGGCTAAATAAAGAAGTTATGAAGACAGATATAGAAAGACTAAAGGAACGCTTTGCCAATGCTAATACCGAAGCGGAGATTGAGGCAGTAGACAAAGAGATGAAAGCTTTGGCGGATCAAGATATGGATCAGTTTGCGGAAGGTTTGATAGAATGCATCAAGGACACCAACAAAGAAGCGGATGAAATATTACTAAGAGAGAAGTTGGAATCGGTGTTGCCGTTTATCTCTGTTTCAGCATTAGCCAAAACATATTTTAAGAGGTCTCCCCAGTGGTTTTACCAACGTTTAAATGGAAGTATTGTCAACGGGAAGCCCATTCGGTTTAATGATGCTGAGTTAAAAACCTTGGCCGGTGCATTGACCGATATAGGTAAGAAGATAAGTCAAGCTGCTGCTTTTGTTTTTTGACGATAACTAAGCAATAGTTTGTGGCCCCATCTGTAAAGGTGGGGCTTTTTTGTTCCACTTTTCGTGGAACTATATGTTAAAACGCAGTCTGCTATGTTCCACGGCAGTGTTTCCGTGAAACACTGTGTTAAAACTGGATTAACATTGTTCCACGGGTATGGGGTTGAATTTTGAGCAAATCGACTTCCGAAACCTCGCCCAACCCTTCTTCACACGCACGGAATTTTTTCAAATTTTGAATTTGTTAAAGCATTAACGTTTTATTTGTCGGACATTCATGTGGTTATTATAAAAAACAGAATATGGTGAAATTTGTAATGCCCGATAATTTATCCGATGAAACACAGAAGTTTATAAAGGATGTGGTAAAAGAGCTAAATGCTAGAAAAGCTATTCAGAATATTGATCTCGGAGCTATTAGAATGCTTGCAACCAGCTACGAGATGTATATGCAGGCAACTGATATCCTGCTTAAAGAAGGCCCCGTTATTGAGATAAAATACGAAAAAGCAGCTAATCCGGCTCAAAATATTGCCACTAAAAACTATGCTCAGGTAATGAAAATCATGACAGAGTATGGTTTGACTATTAAAAGCCGTGGAAATATTAAGGCTATGAAATCAGAAGATAAAAATGATTCTCCTTTAGACCAATTTTTAAAGAAAGGGGCCCGTGAGAGACGATGAAAGGATACTATCAATATGCCGCTGATGTTAGAGATGGCAAGATTGTAGTGGGAGAGTTTATTAAGCAGGCCGTCGAACGGTTTTATGTTCTTTTTGAACGGGATGATATAGATTTTAGAGAGAATCGGGCGGATTATGTTATTGAATTTATTTCTTTGTTGAGGCATTACACCGGTCGTCATGCCGGAAAATCGTTTACGTTACTGCCTTGGCAAGAGTTTGCAGTAGCAAGTATCTACGGATTCTATAAAAAAGATGAGGATGGCTCTTGGTGCAGGTTGGTTTCATCTGTATACATTGAGATGGCCCGTAAAAATGGCAAGTCGGCTTTTGCGGCTGCACTTTGTCTATATCATCTTATCGCCGATGGCGAGTCGGCTGCGGAAGTCTACTTGGCGGCTAACAGTAAAGATCAGGCAAAGGTTAGTTTTACAATGTGCCGTAACTTTGTATCCGGGCTTGATCCTAAGCATCGGTATCTTGTGTCTTTCCGCGATCAAATAAACTTCGATAAAACATTGTCGTTTTTGAAAGTGCTTGCCGCTGATTCCAGCAAATTAGATGGCCCTAATCCGTCTATGTTTTTACTTGATGAATACCATGCGGCTAAAAATTCAGGTTTGAAAGATGTACTCCAATCCGGGCAGGGTATGCGTGATGATCCGATGAGTATCATTATCACTACCGCCGGTTTTGATAAATTGGGTCCATGCTACCAGTTTCGTGAAATGTGTACGGAAGTGTTGAAGGGCTTGAAAGAAGATGATACCCTTTTTGCTTTGATTTATGCTTTAGATGAAGGGGATGATTGGAAAAATGAAAAAGTGTGGGGCAAGAGTAATCCTAATTTAGGGGTCACAGTAAAGCCTAAATATTTGAGGGAACAGGTTCAAAAGGCAATAAATTCTCCTTCAGAAGAAGTTGGAATCAAAACGAAGAATATCAATATGTGGTGTGATGCGGAAACTGTTTGGATACCGGATCACTACATCCTTAACGCTTCTGCCAATCTTGATTTCGAGCAATTCCGGGACATGGATTGCTATGCAGGTATTGACTTATCAAGTACGAGTGATCTCACCTGTATGAGTTTTATGTTTCCGACTCAGGACAAATATTACTTTAAAACCCTGTATTATCTTCCAGAGGCGGCGCTACAAGAAAAACGATTTAAGGATTTGTATGGCGATTGGCGTAGGCAGGGATTGATTACCATTACGCCGGGCAATGTAACGGACTATGATTATATACTCAATGACCTGATGCGTATCCGGGAGATTGTTTTCATTCAAAAAGTGGCTTATGATGCATGGAACGCAACACAGTTTGTTATCAACGCCACAGATCAGGGGTTGCCGATGGAGGAGTTTTCCCAAGCATTGGGAAACTTTAACCGTCCCACAAAGGAAATGGAGCGCTTGCTATTATCCGGACGGGCAGTGATTGACAACAATGTCATTAACCGGCATTGTTTCCGCAATGTGATTATGGCACGGGATCGGAATGGAAATACCAAACCGTCGAAGCAGTTTGAAGAGAAGAAAATAGACGGAGTAATAGCCAAGCTGGAAGCCCTTGGCATTTATCTGATGTCTCCGCGGTACGGGGAATTCTATTAACTGTCGGACAATTTTCTGGTTAGATGGTAAAAGGAAAACAATGAAAATACCAATTCTAAATATTGAGATTAGAAAAGCGTCCAAACAGGAGGTATCTAATATAGCTGCTTGGAGTTCCGGTGGAAGATCGCTGTTGTTGAGCCGTGATAAGCCAATGTTGCTTTCTACTGTTTATCGGTGTGTGGACTTGATTTCTGACAGTGTGGCTGTCTTGCCATTAAAAACCTATCAATTGGATGAAGAAGGTTTTAAGAAGGAGTGTAAATGGCATCCGGCTTACCATGTTCTGAATACAGAGCCTAATGAAGACATGACCAGGTACGTCTTCTTTAAAACATTGATGGCCTCAGTCCTTTTAACAGGTAACGGTTATGCCTATATCGAAAGGGATGGGATGGATTTACAACTAATCTATGTTCCTTCTTCCCAAGTAGGTATAGAATGGATAGTAGATGCGAAAGGCATTCGTAGAAAACGTTACAGGATTACAGGGTTTAAGGATCTGGTACAGCCTAAGGATATGATTCATGTATTGAACTTTTCTTATGACGGAATCATTGGGGTGTCTACGCTGACCCATGCCCGGCAAACGCTGGGTATCGCCTCTGACAGTGAGGCGCATGCCGCAGGATTCTTTAAGGGTGGCGGTAACGTGGCGGGTATCTTGGCATTTGAGGGCCGCTTGGATAAAAAACAAAAAGACCAGATCTATGAAACTTGGGAAAATCGTACTTCTTCTGTAGGTGGGAAACCCAATGGCATTGCTGTGCTTGAAGGGAATATGAAGTACCAGCCGATCACTATCAGTCCCAAGGATTCGCAACTATTGGAGTCCAGGGAGTTTAATGTGGTGGATTTATGCCGTTTTTTCTCCGTCTCTCCTGTTAAGGCTTTTGACCTGTCTAAATCGAGCTACTCCACTGTTGAGGCTACGCAGCTTCAATACCTGACGGATACGGTGCTGGCTGTCATTACCAAGATTGAGCAGGAGATCAATCGGAAAGTTTTTCTTAAATCCGAACGTGGCCGGATATTGGCTGAATTTGATACATCGGCAATTTTGCGTACAGACAAAAAGGCGCAGGCCGCATATGCAAAGGATATGTTTTATGTTGCAGGGATGACACCCAATGAAATTCGCCGGGAGAATAATTTGCCCCGATTAGAAAATGGAGATAAAGCCTTTGTGCAAGTCAATACACAAACATTAGATCGTGCGGTAGCCGACCCTGTCATAGATAAAAATTCCAAGTTGTCCGACAGTTCTGTGGTTAATGAAGAAAAGGATTGATTATGGATGAAAAGAGAGAAATAAGAAATACTGCCTATCAAGTGGTGTCAGACGAAGAAAAGCGCACCGTTGAAGGGTATGCTTTGCTTTTTGGCGTGTCTTCGGACGGTTTAAGTTTTGAAGAGGTGATTGAGCATGGAGCTCTGGATGGTGTTATTGAGAAAAGTGATGTATTTGCGTTGCTAAACCATGACCAAAGTCGGGGGATTCTTGCCCGATGCAATCGGGGGACCGGCTCGTTGACATTATCTATTGATAGCAAGGGATTGAGATACCGTTTTGAGGCTCCAAAGACTGGGCTCGGAGATGAGCTGATGGAAAATATCCGGAGAGGCGAGATCGCCGAGAGTTCTTTTTGCTTTGATGTAGAGGAAGAGACTTGGGAAAAGAAAAGTGATGGAACATGGAAGCGGACAATATTGAAAATAGATCATTTATATGATGTCGCGCCTGTATATAATGCCGCATATAGCAAAACATCGGTTTATATGAGAGGCAAGGAGCAGGCCGAAGAAGATTTTCGTAAACAGGAAGAACAGAGAAAATCCGGAGAGTTGGATGAATATTACGAGAATATAGAAAAATTATTTAATAATTAATTTAACGATTATGCCAAGAGAAAAATCAATTACAGATTTAAAAGACGAAAGAACCCAGCTTTCTATCCGTGCTAAAGCGATAACTGATGGTGCGAGAGCCGAAAAACGCATGTTAAACGAGGGCGAAAATACGGAACTTGGAGAGATCCAGTGCCGGATGGCTGACATTAATATGGAGATTGCAACCAAGGAGGCCGAGAACAGAGGTAAAGGGACTCCCCATGTAGAACCCGGTCAGGAACGCTTTTCTCTCCGTCGTTCATTGGCCAACTATATTTCCGGACAGGGACAGCATGATGCGGATGCTTCCGTTATTGAGGCGGCAACGCGCCTGCATAATAGCGCAGGGGTAACGAGGTCATCTCAAAATTCATTGGTAATCCCGATGAGCTTGGAGAAGCGGGCAATGTTTACGGCGGCAACCGAATCGGCTACGGGAGTAGTCATTGATCAGGAGCAGCAGGAATTGTTGCTGCCGCTTCAATCCTCTTTGGTCTTGGCTCAGGCGGGAGCCAGATTTATGACCGGTTTACAGGGGGATATTTATTGGCCGAAGTATAGTGGTTCCAATGTTTTCTGGGAGGGTGAAAACGCTAAAGCCAAAGACGGTGCCGGGCAATTTAGCAAAGGTGACGCCTATAAACCTAAGAGACTGACGGCTTATGTTGATATCTCCGAGCAGTTGCTTGTCCAGGAAAATACTTCGGTTGAGGCAATTATTCGACAAACGTTGGCTGCTGCTATTGCGCAAAAGGTTGAGCAAACCGCATTTGGTACGCACGCTCACAATGATAATACGCCCGACGGGCTGTTTCAGACAGTGCCGGCCATTAACGGTGTCATGGATTGGGCTAAAATTGTGGAGTTGGAAACCGATGCGGATATCAACAATGCGCTCTTTGGTAATTTGGCTTACATTATGCACCCGTCTTTGGTAGGTAAGGCCAAAACTAAAGTGAAAGATGCTTCCGGTGCCGGAGGCTTCATTTTTGGCGATAAGGGTGAAGGTACTCTTAACGGATATAAAGCGCTTCGCACCAATAACCTGCCTAAAGACTTGCAGACCGCTAAAGATGAATTCGGCATTGTTTTTGGTAACTGGAATGACTACTTTATAGGTCAGTGGGGAGCGCTGGAAATCAAAGTGGATCCGTATTCCCGCATGTTGGA